CTTCTTGTGGTACATAGCGTTGGTCAGGAAATCGCTGCTTGAGAAAATCAGAAAAGTTCCCTCGCATACCACTCGACACTTGAAGGTCCACGAGGCCAGTGTTCTGCAAATCCCCCACCTCACTCCACTTGCCGCCCTTCACGAAGTCCTGCACGTAGGGCAAGTACTCCTCGTTGGGAGCGCGGTTTTGTTTGCCTTTGATTTGCGTAATAGAGGAAAGTGCCGTTCGACCTGCTCTGGCTGGTTCCCAATTGGCTCCTACTTCAATCGTTACGTGGCTCTCACCCTTCTTATCCCGAAGGGAGTAAACTTTTACATCACCCCGCTTGATAGCGTCCCATCCGCCTAAGCCGTAGTAGGAGTAGCCGAAGTCACCAGACTCGGGAATCCAGTCGGGATCGGAATGTCGCATGGTACGCACTTTACCTGCTTCGGCTATTCCGTCCGGTCCTTTAGAGGGCTCATACCCCCTCACCGAATGACCCATCGCATCACTCTCACGAGCAAACTGACCGGGCTTAGTGAGTTGCTGCCAGTACATCCCGTCGGGGTATTCTTTATAGATGGGTGAGACTTCTTTCTCAGCAAGCCTCTTCTTGTTCATGTTCTTAGCTAGTTCTTTATCCCAAGCAGCTGTTTCCTTCACCGCACGGACGAGGTCGTAGTTCTGGAGCTTTTCGGGCGGGACGTGATTGCGGAGATAGTCTCCGACGTGGGAGAGGTGCGCTTGGATAGCATTCCAAGCTAGTCTTGAACCACTTCCAAGACGATCGCCTGTAATATCCCACAAAGGCTCGCCAGGACGTATATTCTCAATAAGAGCCGAAGAACTATCTGGACTAACGTCTCGGATAGCTCTGTCTGTAATCTCCTCCCACCTCTTCACCCCTTCCCCAAAGGGAATCTCAATATCCTTGAGGGGATCAGTGGCTGTCCCGGCGTGCTTGTTGAGGTAGTTGCGAACCATACGCTCGTATGTGTTCCGATCAGCTTGTAACTTACCTGCTTTGGCTTCCAGGTCGTCAAGTCGGGCACTACGTTCCAAGGCTCCATGCCGACCAGCAGCAAACTCAGGACCGTTAAGGAGGCTGGCCGAAGCACTTACAGTTCGGCTAAGTTCGGCATCAATGTGCTTAGTGAAGGGTTGCACCAGCCTCTCCACCGCCTCCGGATGCCAGTTGCCGCCCTTGTCCTTTACAGCAGCAGCTGTTCCGGTTACAAATCTAACAATCTGATCTTTTAGATCAACATCTAAATCCTCACTAGGCAACCTACTACGACGAGCTTCTCTCGACAAATCTGCTCGAGTTTCTACAAGTCTCGCCTCTGCCTCTCCAGCTAGCCGTTTGTATTCCTCGTAGGCCTTGCCTTCTAGCCTATCAATAGCTCTCCTGCGAAAGATCAGTGCAGCAATCTCAGCAAAGTTAGGAAGGTTCTTAGCGTCTTGAATAGCCCGCTTTTCAAACTCCATAAGCGAGCGACCATTTTTCAATCCATCCATAGCTGATCCGAGAGTAAACTCATTTATATCTCGCACTTTAGGATCAGCTTGTTGAAAATCCCGCCAAGCTTTATTAAGAGCTGCTTTTTCAGCTGCAAGTTCTTTCGGAAGAAAATCTGCCGGCGTGCCACCTCGAGCTAGCCCTTCACGACTCTGTACGTAGTGCTGTAACTCATGCAGGAGTGTTGTGCGCACCTCCGCCGGTTTCCCCCCAGCAAGATAAAAGGTATTCGTAGCCTCGTTAAATCCACCCTTTGTGAGAAAACTAAAACCAGTACTCTTTACCTCCGCATCTTTTAGCTCAGGATAGTGCCTAAACAGTTGTGGGTGGTTGATGAGTTCGCTTAGTTTTTTGGGCTTGAATAAGTCGACCGGCATAACCAAGTCTGGGCTAAACCTATTCTTCGGTAGGTTAATTGCTAAAGTTGCAGGTGAATCAGAGATTTCATACCGCCACTTTTTATCCGCCCCCTGAAATAGCCCCGTTTGTTTCCAGATAGCTTCTGGAGACGCACCCTTAGCGGCTAGTGTATCGGCAACCTTTGTTCCCGGATGGCCTCGTTTAGCGGGAATGAACATACCAGCAATAACTGGAAGAGTTCCCAGGCTAGTCTCTGCCAGAAATGTTCCATCCGATGTTTCCTCCACGGGGGCCTTCTCTAAGCCCTTCTCATACTCCTCCCACTTCTTACGATAGTCCGGCCTCCCACGGTCCTTGATGACTTCCCAGACACTTCGGCCGGAACTCTCGGCTTCGTCCAGCACATATTTCGCCGCAATTCCCGCGGCAGTGCCGAAGCCAAGATAAGCCAACAACTGCGGATCGGCCTCACCGAGTTGGTCACGCAACTTGAGCTTCATCCGAGGCTTGCCTGCGGGAACTCCCTGGATGATCTCACTCTCCGGACGAGCGTACAACTTCTCCACATTAGCCATGAGGTCAGCGGGCACAAGATCAGTGCGAGGCTTTGGCAACTCCTGCCCAGGCCTGCGAGCAACTCCCTCTTGCCCAACCACAAAGTCAGCTCGATCCTCGGGAGCGTAGGTATCCTTGTTCTTGATCGAGTCTCGAAGTCGCTGCACCTCACGAGCCGATCTCACTGCTTTGGATGCACCCACGGCGCCCACCATCAGCGTATCCACCAGCTGTGAGAACGATCCCGGAGGGAGTTTACCTCCAGTTTTTTCTGTCCAATACTCGTCTGCACCTTGGACAAGTTCGGTAAACTTATTCATCCCCGCGACAGTTTTAGTATCTTCGTAAACCTTCCCGGAGTCGAACAGGTCCAACACCTTCTTAATAGGATTACCAAGGGCTTCAGTAATCTTCGCGCCACTCTCACGACCACTAGTATATGCTGTGCCCGTACCTTCTCCACTAGCAAGCCTCATTGCTGTACTGGCGAGACCTCCTGCAGTCCCCGCAACGAATCCGGGAAGTGACAGCACCATGTCTGCAAGCGCCGCAGTCTCACCACCAACCTGCTTGAGGAAATCAATAGACTTGGACTTCCACGGCGAAGGCTCCTCACCATACAAGGAGTCTATCCCACCCCCGGCCTCAACCTTGCTTGGCGTGAAGAAACTCTTTACCTTGTCTCCAACGGACTGCTCACCATACAGCTCGTCCAGGCCGTCAGCCATGGCTAGTCCTCTTCGTCGTCGTTATCATCTTCCTTGGATTCTGGGGCAAGTCCTTGCGCTGGCATCCCAGCGCCTCTCAACCGATACTGTTGATCGGTAAGTGCCTGTTTACCATCCCAGAACCTAACCCCATTGGGAGTGATATACCAAGTGTTTGCCTGAACTCTCTTACGATCTTGCGGAAGAGGAATTGCACTCTGCGGTGTGCGACCATTGCCACGCTGACCTTGGAACTTGCCTTCTTCCTTCATTTTGTTTAGGGCAGCTGTCCTTGCCTCATCCCCGCGCAGGGCTGGATTAGCATCCCGGATCTGCCGGGCACGATCGACAAGCTCTGCACCAAGGGCGTTAGCCTCTTCATTTCCTATACTGGGAAACTCGGACTTTAACAAGTCTGATCCCACGCGCAGGTCAGTTGCTGTCGGCCCTTTCGCACCTGCCTTATCCCTCACAGGCGCCCTTGTGGCATCAGCCCGGGCGCGCAAGTTCTCAAAGCTCTGCCAGAAGGCCCTATTCTCTTGCCGGGATTTCCACTCGTTTTCAAGGTTCGCTTCATGTTGCGTCTGCCGAGCAACTGTGATCTGATCTTTGACGGGCATCAACTTCCCCGCCATCATATCCCGGGTTCCCATACTAAACCGAATCCCCGGATACATCTTATTGGTCATTGGATCAATTAGGCCGGAGGGAATCTTTGTGCGCTGTTCAAAGTTAATGAGTGCACGTTCCAAGGAGGCTTCATCAGTTGTAAGTCCAATCTCCCTCGAGGAAAGGTCAAACTGCGCCGCTTGCATTTCCTGCGTGAGTTTGCTCTGCCGCAATTTCTGTGTGTCAGCCTGCACTCTGCGATAGCCCATCTCGCTTGCCCTGTTCGCAACAAGGCTTGCTGTTTTGGGATCAGTTGGCAGGATGGCGTTTGCCACGCTATACATCTGGTCGATGGGGTCTTGACTTGGGCCCTGATCCTGGCCTTGTGCAAGCCTGGCCAGCGCCTCTTGCTGGGCTTTGGCTGCAGCTATCTTGGCTTGCGCTTCTTTGGCTTGCGCTCCATACAGTTCAGTGTGAGCTTTCTTAAGCTCCATATCCACTGGCTGCATGGCAATCTCACCAAGCATCTGCGTGGCCTTGAGCCTGTCGAAGTCCACCAAGCGAGGTCCGCTCGCTGCTGGCCCCCACATATCGAAGTCAGCCATCTTGATCTCCTAATGTACCAAATTGGTACATTACTAATTACCCCAACCCACGGATGCCTGCGAGGATACTTTGGATAGCTTGACCAGTTAGTGCACTCGAACCCATTTGGCCACTGAGCATCAAGTTACCACCACTCGGTGGGATATTAACGCCTGAAATAGCCATCAACCGTGCCAGCTCTTGGTTGTAGAAATTACTGCCATAATTACTCATGGCATCAAGATAATTTCCGCTTACTTTATCTCTCGATGCAGGAAGATATCCCTGCCCGGCCATGCTGCGGTCAACAGCTAATCTCCCGGCATCGAATCCAGGTCTTTTTACAATGGCGGCTGGATTACGCATTAGTTCAATTAGTTCTCTTTGCGCCATTGGACGAAGGGGTCCGGCAGGATCTTGCATTTCTGCCGCGCGCATTCCTGCCTCTTGGAGTTTCTTGCGCTCATTCAAGCCCATTAGCCCAGTAGCAATAGAACCAACACTAGCCATCGTGCCCCAGGGAAGGGCTCCTGCACCGCCGCCGCCGCTAAATGGCCCTGTTGTAGGAACACCACCGCGTTCTCCCGGCATAAGACTCTTCAGTGAGCTCATAGGATTAGAGAACAAATTACTGAAGAACCCCGCCGTAGGCAGCGCTGCATTAGCAAAGTTCCCCGCAGCCATTCCGGCAAGTTCTGGCGCTCCCCAAGCAAGTTCTGCTGCCATTCCGCCACCAGCAAGACTACTCCCACCTGCAGCCATACCTGCAAGCTCAGGTGCGCCCCAAGCGAGCTCACTTGCCATTCCGCCACCAAAGGCAGCTTCTCCAGCCATAGCAGCACCTGCACCTGCGCCACCACCGAACATACTTGAAAGTGCTGGCCCGCCAAAGTATGCAAGTGCTGCCATTGCAGCAACATCACCTAACTTACCCAGGCCCAAAAATCCCTTCTTCTGGCTCTCTGCATGCTGGCGATCTCGCTCTGCATCCCCACCAGCTCGAGCCCTTTGCATCCAGTTGGTGCCTTGGCCGCTTTCCCAAAAGTCGGGTGTTGCCATAGATGGATCAGAACCATACTGATTCCAATAGTTCTGAAACTGTGGGTCATTCGAGGCAAACCCCGCCATATAGCGTGGCGCCTCAGTTTGGTACCAGCTAGTATCTCCAGGGCTCAGCCCCAGGTTAACTTGCTGCCCTTGCGGGTTCATCCAGTCAATTGTCGCGGGGGCTGCCATCGCTAGGCTCCAGTGATGCCCCCGGTTGGAGGGCTTTTAGTAATTTTTCGTTTGCTTCAGCAGTTAGTTTTTCTTGGACTTTTAGCTTGCCTGCAAGAATTGCCATGCCATCTAGGGCATTATTGCGCTGTGCTTGAAGCTCACTGATGATAGCATCAAGTTCGAGATTACTTGTCTGGATCATGGAAGTGCTCCTATGCCTACGGCGATGTTCGATGCGGCAATTCCGCAAGTAGCTACGTTTATTCCAGCCGCCACAGTTGGATTGATGCTGTCGCTCGTCATGTAGAGCGCCATGGCGAGCTTGACGAGCAGGAATAGCGGCAGGCCTCCCACCTTGATGACTCCGGCCATGATCGGGTTGGCCTCGTGTACGCCGACGTGAGAGAGCGCCCACACGGTGGTGAGTGCATCTGCGGCTTGGCACGTCACAGCCGCCGTGTCGCTGGACATCGTTTTCACGAATGGGTGGTTATCCGTCGTCGCGCATCCGACGAGGGAGATCAGCAGCGCGGAGAGCGCGAGCAGGAGCCAGAAGCGCGGCCACAAGTTGGGCGTAGTTAAATATGGGCTTTGCATGGCGTTATCCCTCTGTCCTATAGGCAAACGAGCCTGAGAAATCTGCCGTGTCTGTTACCGTTGTGTCGCTCAAATTTGTCAATGTCCCAGTTCCCGAATACAAAAGGTTTATTGATGCTGTGGCGCTTGAAACGTATCCGACTATTCCTCCTGAAGTACCAGTCAGCCCACCAGCATAGAATCCAGAACCCTGAACTCCACTGGCTTGAGTCGCAGACGCAAAGGGCAACCCTGTAATTGTCAACGCACCAGTTGAGCTGCCATTTGATGTCAAAGAAAGATAGAAGGATATGAAAACCCATCTGCCAATCTTGACGTAATTTCCTGTCTGAGCGCCGTAAGTAACTCCAACTGCTGCACCACCGAATGCCACAGTTGGAGTCCATGTCCCCTCTTCATAATCATCCAGCGTGTTTACGTCGGATGAAGCATTCTGTGTTGCAGGAAACACAATCTGACCCGCAGACGCGCCGCTAATCGCAAGCGGCCCTGAAATAGTGCTCGTCCCAGTCCCGATCACGGTAATGGTGCCGGAGAGGGTGGTAGCTGTAGTTGCGGAATCGAACGTGGCAACGAGTGTTGCGTTGGAATAAATCTTGGTCGCTATTCCAGCACCAGCATAGAGAACGGTGCTGTCCGGCGTTCCACCAATCACGGCAGACTCCGTACCTACGAACCCCTTGGTTACGCTATTGCGCTGAAAGCGTATAAAAGCACCCTGATTGGATGCACTGCTGCCATTCAGCCGTAATGCGGCATCAGTTGCGCCGGTACCACCCGCACCCACATCAACGGTCTGACCGGAGAATGTTCCGGTAGTGGTAACTGTCAGCCCCGCACTCAACGTCGCATTATTGCTCGCATCGAACGACAGCCCCGCATCCGTGCCGCCGTAGCTGATGTAGTTCGCGCCCAACTGAAGATTGTCGCCAGCCGTCAGAATGTTCGTGTCCGCCAGTGTCCATCCGCTATTCTGTATCGCCGTACCACCCGTGCCATCCCACCGCACGAGGGCGTTGTCAGTGCTTGCGCCTATCGACGAAATCCCATTCCCCGACTTGATCTGGCCGCTTGTGTTAATAACTGTCCAACCACCAGCATGGGTGTATCGTAGTGTATCTCCAACTGATAATGTCATCTTACACAGTATATAGAGTGTACCATTATCGTTCGTACGAACTGTTACTACCGCGCTAACGGTGTCCGCATTGTAGATATTTACAAAGTCTACCTCTCGAACAGTTCCCGCACTCGTGGGAGCAGCAGTTACAGTTACTGCCACGCCACTGTTTGTATTAATCGGCGTTGTTCCGCCAACGTACCCTCCAGAGGAGCTATCAGCCCAACTAGTCAGCACTGGTAGCTGATTAGTTGTGATAGCCCCTCCGAGGATAACCTCGAGTGAGCGAGTAGTTGTGTCGAGTCTAATCATGACTTAACCAGAGACGCCAATCTCTCCCTCACCTTCGATTGACAGGGAAGTTGCAGCACTTGCTCCACCCACAAGAAAGTCGGCGCTATCCAATCTTAACACTCCATACCAGTCAACGTAGCTGTTGGCAGCCACGGACAAGCCCTGCCCAATCACCTCCGTGCCTGCAGCATTCGCACCTGTCGCACCCAGCCACAGTGAGAAGGTAACTGCACCAGCGGTCTTGTTAACCACTCGAATGTGACGCAGTACAATGTACTGTGCACTCGAACCTGCATTGGTGCCTCCCGTAGCGGTTGGCGGGTTCAGAATGTTCGTCGTCAACGTATTGGTAAGTGCAACTGGACCAAACCGAAACACTTTATTTGCGGCCATTTCGATCTCCTATCCGTGAGCTGCTGCGAAAGGTAAGAACCACACTAAAGCTGATTGAGGCGCTGGATTTCCCGGCGAGCCCTCAGCACCTGCTTCTGCCTCAAGATATACTGCGGGACCAGCTGGCCCAATGCTGCCTGTTGCACCTTCTTGCCCACGAGAGCCCGGGATTCCATCCATCCCAGATTCGCCCTGCTCGGCATCGAGAAACACAGCGGGGCCGACAGGTCCCTGTGCACCAGTCAGCCCAGTTGGACCTATAAAACCATCTTCGCCCCAATCACCATCTGCGCCCGGTGCGCCTCGAGCGCCCTCAGGGCCCTGTAGTCCTTGTGGGCCGGGAATAACCATTGCATCGTCGGAGCCATCACTGTCTACAGCACCCCCGAGGGAAAGCACTGGCGTAGCTTGGTTGATTATACTGGCGAGGCTTGTACCTCCCGCGGCGTTTATAAGCCCGGTGAAGTCAATAAACCACTTCAACCAAATCGGATTAAAGGTAGCTTGACCAGTGTTCTCATCAACCAAGATGGGCAGCGCGTACGTGGGTGGTGGTTGTATAAGAGGCATTAAAGTGTCCCTAAATCAATTTGCATCTCTACAGCCTGAATTCGCAGGGGCGTGTTGCAACGATGCTTGAAGTTATACGCGCGCTTCACAAACGTACCGTTGTTAGTGAGGTTAGGCCTCTGCATGGAGAGATCAACCGAGCGAAAGTTCGACCAGCCCGTGGTCTTGTAATCGTTGTCATTTTTGCGAACTTGGAGTACTGACCCCGAAGTTTGATCTCCGATAAACTCGAGGAAGTTTAGTTGCTTTCTCCTACGAGTGCCACCGTCAAAGTTGGGAGTGACCAAGTCTACGGTGAACAACGAGTTGTCGTCTGTGTAATAGTCTTGGTTACACAGGTAGATCTTCCCATTGGAGATGTGCTGTAAGATATGTTGGCTTTGGGAGAGCGCACACGCGCTTACGATCGGCCAATAGTTACCATCCGTATCCACAAACTGATACCATTGACGCTCACGGAGGTCAAATACCAGAGTAAGATTAGCTGTCGTACTTGTAATGCCATAAAATGAGTGTCCATTGTGCTTAAAGGCCCAAGAGTAAACAGCGCTAGTCCAAGTGATACTTTCGAGTAATCTCTCAATGGGCTTGGTGGAGACTACCTCAGCCTTGAGATTAGTCATTAGGATTACTTGAACAGTACCCTGTTTCGTGGTGCTAGCCCACAGCAGACTACCATCAACGTCCTGTACGGTTTCTGCGCTGATGCAACCATAGTTTACTTTTGCGCCTTGCACACGACCAAGGGGGGTGCCAGCAGGCTTTTCAGCATCATAGAACACTTCTGTTGACCAGCCCTTGAGGGCGATTACATAGACGAGTTGCTTTGCAAGTGCAACGCCTGCATCTGGTTCGATCTGTGCAGTGAGGACATTACCTACAGGGAAGGAGGTAGGATTGTTAATATCACTTCCATTAATGTTAGCTTCCGCGTCCATCACATACATAGTGCCATCAAGGTAAGCCCAACCCTTGACAAACGCTGAGGGCCAGTCACCACCCGTAATTTCGGCCAGAGTCGTGTTATCGTAGGTATAGCCCTTCACCCCGTTGCCCAGCACTAACCGTGGTGTTCCTCCAAGGGTAGCATCGAAGCGATAGACTCCATTGGTAGCATCCACCGCACCCAATGAGGTGCCATTCTTATACAATGTACCACCCGTTACATTGTATAAGTTGCCTTGCCAGTTAAAGGTGCCCTGCCCAGCGCCACTCTTGGTTTGGTATGTGCTGAGCCCTGGACGCTTATACAGTTGGTACTCACCTGCTTGTGTCTTCTCAATGTAGCCGTTAACAAGCTTGGAATCCTTCGCCGTGCTATCATCACGATTCTCGGCCGCCACGACAAGCGGTAGGCGCTTTGGAATAGCGACCGTTTGTGCTTGCGGGATGGGCTGAGCAAGGGCCATTAGCGGAATCGGCTTGCGTGTTGGGAAGTGTACTGTGGGTCAGGCGTGAAGCGCGTGGGCGCATCTTCTACGTCCCAGTTATCCATGATATCTCGATAGAACTGTGCCTTCCCCTCGCAGCGGTCCATGATAGCTTGTGGCTGCCCTGTGCAGATGTCGGCAGCAAGGTTCCAGCGCAAAGTAAGCATCCACTCCATTGGGAAGTCAATTGTGTCGTAGAGGCCTGTGAAGTTCGTAATTTGCTGCTGGATGAGTAAGTGTGCGGTGCCTGTAGCGGCAGTAGTGTCGGGCGTGAGCCAGAAACTTACTGTCAGCTGCGCAACCTGCTTCTGGACAAAGTACTGGGAAATTGCACCACGTTGTGTGGTAGTCGAGAGGCGCAGCCACTCCTCCCAAGCGAGCGGATAGATTGGACGCCGGTTGTTACTGCTGTCCAAGTAGTACCCTTGGAGAACCCTCATAGGCTTGGTAATGTTTACGCTCCCACCCAACTTCATCGTGTAGTCTCGAGTTCCTGCGACCAGTGTAACAGACTGATCGGTTTGTGTCCAGAGCTTTAAACCTTGCGCCTGTAAGGTATTGATTACATCGTTGAGGCGCATCGAATACTCGGCAAATTGTTCGCTGTTGGGCGTGTCCCCCTCTTGTAGATAGCCAGCATCACGCATAGCAGCGGTGATAATTCGCTGAGGACTAGTAAGCGTTGGTGCGGTCATGGGAGGAGTCCGTCGATAAGGTAGGTTTCACGACTCAGTGAGTCAGGGTTGAGTTCACCTGAAAGCTCATGAGTTTTGGTAACTGTGTAGGTACCACCGCCAGCATCCTCGAGTTGGATCGTGGGACGGGAGATGCCTTGGAAGTGCGTGACGCCTGCAGCTGTGCTAACTCCGGTGAAGAATACGATTGTAGATCCTGCACCAGCTGTAAAAGAAGCGTCTGCGCCGGTGATAGCAAAACTACCTGCAGCTGCATTAACTGTTCTAGCAATAAGATCAACTATTGCAATCCCAGATATAGCAAATGCTCCAGCATCAGCACTAAGATTGTATGCAGTGCCTCCAATAGCAACATCCAGAGTTGCAGCAAAACCGTTTATAGCAAAGGCCCCTGGCGTAGCAGACAAGACTCGACCAACTGAGTTAGTTGTATCAAAGCCTGTAATAGCAAATGAGCCAGGAACTGCATTAACTGTGCGAGCAACTATATCCGCAACGTCTGAGCCACTGATTGCAAATGTGCCAGCAATAGCGTTTAGTGGCCGATCAACTGAAGCTGTTATAGTGTTACCTGCTATTGCAAATGCACCGGCCCCAGCATTGAAACTCAATACTTGTGTGAAGCTAGCTGCAAAACCATTTATAGCAAATGCGCCCACAGCTGCGTTGAGGAGCCTGTTTACGTTGTTAGTTGTAGCCAAACCTGATATAGCAAAACTACCTGCAGCAGCGTTCACTGTACGGCCTACAACATCAGCTATTGCAATGCCCGTGATGGCAAAGCTTCCAGCAGCTGCGTTAAGGTTGTTGGCAACAGACTCGGCCTTGAAGGCAACTGTTTCCGCAATATTGAAGAACGAATCGCCAGTGGCCGCGGCAGCAGCATTGAAGTGTACTTGTGCTGTACCCGCGGTCATTGTGGTGAAGTTTGACGCATACAACCGGATCAAGATGCGATCATTCTCGGAGAAGGCTGTATCAGTTACATTCCCCGCCCAGGTCATTTCACCAACAGCGGTAGGCATCTCAGCATTGTCGGTAAAGGGACCGCCGCCCAACTCAGTTACTGTTGAGGGAGGTGTAAACTTGAACACACGATAGCGCCCTACAGCCTCGTCGTTCATGTTAGACTCGAGCAACCACACTGAGATATCAGTCGTGGTTAGGGTGAATCCGCCTGCAGGAACACGCCCGGAGATCCACGCAATAGTGGAACCCCCCGCGCTTTGTGTCCACTGGATCTCGGTGCCGCCGTTGGTTAGGGTGACTGTATCAATGTCTACACCAGCCCCCGCCGCTGTTACCATATCATAGACAACACCATCACCCGTTGTGGTGATACCATTAGTGGTGGTGTTACGCAGATAAAGGACTGTCGCCACAGTTACCTAGGCCACTTTGGACGCCAGTTCGGAGCATACCACCGCCCAACCCTGCGAAAGTAAAAGCCCTCAAACCACCACAGAACACGCTTCCATAGTGGGCTCGATACAGTATCTACATAGTCCTCGACGGCCGTTAGCTGACGGCGCAGCGCACGCATCTGTCGATGCAGTATATCAATATCCTGCTCGTGGCTCACAAACCTACCCTCCCCCGAGCTGAGCCCCATCAACTCCTAGTACAATAGGATCAACCGTAAACTCATAATGCTTGCACTGGCAGGCCTGACATTGCTCTACTATTACAGATGGTCGCCGCTCAATAACTACGCGGTTAGCTGGTTGCTTGCAGCATTCCTTTCGAGTATCGCTCATGGTGAGGTAATCGTGAGGATCGTTCCGGGATCAGTGTTATTGAACTTTACTGTAAGCGAATCTCCGGCGTTTAGAGTTAAGCTGCTACCATAATCCCACCAGCCAATAACAGGCCGCGTACCTGCAGCGCCCGCTGTGTTATCGTATAGATAAAGATAACGAAATGCCGTGATTGCGGCGGGAGTAGCTGTCCAAACTACTTGGTTTGCCGCAAGAGTGTAAGTACCATTAGTTTGAGACGCAGTAGTTACTGTAAGGGTTGCACCACCCTCAGTATAACCATTACCAGAAGCAATCTCAGTGGCATTTGAGGTAGAAATTACTATATCAGGCGAGGCAGACGTATTCACGTCAGTATCTGCTACGTTTGGACTGGTAGCTGTTAGCCCAAGCTTAAGTGTGTCAGAACTTAAGTTAAGGTTCCCCCCGTTACAGAGGTCCGCGACGAACTGATTGAACTTTGTAAAGGTTGCCATTGGTTAACCTACTGTAGCCAAAATACGGTTTACATCAGAGGCCTTTTTGGCCAGCTCAGCTGTACGTCGAGTTAGATCAGCCTCCTGTCGAGCTAGCCTTGCAGATGCGTCGTCAGATCGCGCATCAAACTCAGCTTGGCCAGCAGCTAGTGCAGCCTCTCGAGCATCAAGCGAACGAGTTTGAGCCTGCAGCCGGTTTTCTCGGGCAAGTAGGGCTGCTTCCCTCGCGTCGAACTCGGCCTGTTTAACAGCCTGTTCACCCGCAAACTTACCTCGTGCATCAGCTAGAGCGGCTTGCGCGCTTTTGGTTTCCGCCTGTGTGCCATCGAGGAGCTTCCGAGCATCTTGCAAGAAGCGCTCTGCAGCCTCAACAGTTACATAGCGCTTGGCTACTTCTTCTTGTTGTTTAATCGTAGCCTTCACATCAGCCAGCAAGCGAGTGTAGCTCTCGGGATTTTGTAGCAGCTCAAGAACCTGCTCCAAATGTTGCAGCCGTTCAAGCTGGCGAGGGTCAGTTGAGATTCCCATGTTATGTTCCTTGCAAGATTTGGAAGTTAATGGTTGCGCCACTCGTTGAGGAGTTAATCAACAGGCGCGTTGCAGACACGGGAGAGGCATAGTTTCCATCCGTGTCCGCGGTTTTACTCACCAGCGTTGCGTGAGGCCACCAGGTGAGAGTAGATGGATTCGCGGCCCTGATATCTCGAAGGCAGTGTTGGACAGTAAAGTTGATCGTGCCTGAGATGTCCACCCCAAGGCTGACCTGGAAATCAGTCTCCATGCGATTGAGAGGAACAGTAGGGCCGATACAAACATCTGTCCAGCCAATGTCAAAGGTGTCAGCACCCGTTGTAGCAGACACAGTGACAGACGTAACTGTTAGGAAGTACTTCGTTGTGCTGACGGTAGCGACTCCGTTGGGCCCGGCGATGCCCTCAGATTGAGGAAATCCATCAGAGTCGGTGCCTGTAACAGTGAAGGTTTTACCGCTATGATTCGTTGCGGCATTGCCAAGAATAGTGATGATGTGAGCTAGATCATCCCCAGCATCATTAGCAGTTAGTACATAGCCCCCACCTGCGTAGGCTACATCATCGGCAAGGCCGTTAGCATCATCATCAGCTGGGGTGTAACTGTAGAACATGGGACGAGGCATAAGATTCTCCGGTTGGCCTAGGGAGCCGAAGCTCCCCAGACCTGTTGGATTACGTCGGAGCCAGCATCAGACCATCGGTAGCCGCACCACCCACGTTACTCACATACATCTGAGCAAGTGCATTGGTATCGCCCCACTTGGTCATACCCACCGCGTTGCAGTTCGCCAGCACAATCATGCCACCGGCACTTGCAGAGGTCAGCGAGAATCCAACCGTCATCACGGTTGAGGTGGACTCGATAGCATTAATAAACCAGCAATCCGTGAAGAGCTGGTAGCGATCCATACAGGCTGCGCCAGTGCCCAGGCCGAAGAATGCACCTGCATCATCAGTCCAGACAGGAAGAACACAGTTAACAAACCTGTTACGAGCCGTACCAGAAGCGAACTCAATGTTAGCATTGGCAGCGGAGCGTAGCACAGTATCAACACCAATCTGACAGTTCACAAAGGTGTTCTCCCCACCTGTAGCGATCTTTAGCACTCGGCTTGCAGCGCCTTGAGCAGCAACTGTACTGGCCATCCCACCCAGAAGGACGTTATCAAAGATGTTGTAGCTGCCAGTCACGTTAAGGCAAATCTCACCATCAGCCCCAGTGGAAAATTGCTGGAACGTGGATAGGTTCTTGAAGTAGCAACCAGCCCCACTCACAGTGATAAAGGGCAGGGCGTTGAATGTGCTCTGCGTGTACGTGCCTGTGGGAGTGGCAATTCGCGCCCTGGCGTTTGAGCCCGGGGCAGCAATCCCGATTAAGTGACAGGCATTCTTACTCCACGTCAGCGTGCCTGTGGTGGCGGTGCTATCATAAGCCTGAGCATTGGCTAGACTGAGGCGGACCGAGCCTGCAGCAGCTCCAGTACCAATCAAATAGCACACATCGTTCTGCCCCGCAGTCATATGTCCGTGGGCTGCGTACAAGGATGCAAAAGCGTTCTGAGCACTCTTGCCGCTGTTTCCGTCACTCCCGTTTACGGGATCAACGAAGAACGTTTTGCTTGAGCGGCTAACGAAAGGAGGAACTCCACCAGTAACGGGCATACCGCCGTACTGGAAGAGGCCATCTGCTACTGTAGTCATATTCGATCTCCATACCGCGGTCTAGGCGGAGCGCCGACACCACTGGCCAGTGGCATGACCGGGCAATCACCTTGCGGTGGGCCGTTAAGTTAACCCCAATCCCCTAATGTACCAAATTGGTACATCAGGGAATCAGGACCGAACCACTGTCTGGGAGACTACTAGTTAGGGTGCGTTACTACCAAACCAACCACGCGGATCAGTACCACCCACAGAGAAGTACATATAAGTGGCAGCCTTCGCGTTCTTCGTGTCAAAGTCGTTGTCTTGGTCAAACATCGGCCTAACACGCCAGAAGAACCTCATTCCGTTCGGGCAGTTAGTCCTGATGAACCACGGGCCAGCATTGGTGAAGTAGTGGTTCAACTTAATGCCACCGGGAAATGCGTTAGTGGCTTTCAACACGTTGATGTTGTTGTTAGCTGTGTCAGGCTGCAGTACGGACTTAAGAATGCGGTTCGCGTTGAACCACTCTTGCCGCGCAACGTGCAAGGTCTGCGGCATGATGTTGATGTAGTTCCCGCGATCATTCTGCGTGCCCATAATCTGAATGCACGCATCTTCCAACGCTGCCTCAGACAAGTCCGCCGCCGGGTTGAGGACGTTGCTATAGGTCCCACCGCTCGCATTGACGTGAGCAGTGCTTCCCAAGGCAACACCGTCGCCGGTGGTGAAGTAGGTCGTGACAAAGGCATTGT